AAGCCCCGATCATCAACCAACGAAGATGATCGGGGCTTCTCTTTGTATTCTCCGAACTCAAGGAAGGTACTTTCCTTGCGCTCTCTTTCTCCTTGAATATTTTCGCACCCAAGAACTTCACAAAGCGCAAGGAAAGTACCTCGTCTTCATTTTAGTTTTGAAGACAACTTTCTCATAAAGACTATCGGGAGAATGATGAAAAAGAGAACGATAAATCTTAAAATTGTCAGCATCTTAATAGGGAAGTTAACTATTCCTTAGGATTTATAACTTCTTCCGTCTCTGTCTTTTCTTCTTCTACCTTTTCATCTGCCACAACTGATATGATCTCGATGAATTCGAGAGCTATCAATTCTGCAACCTGCCAATCAGTCTTCCAAGGATGCTTTACAAACCCAGTGAAGAAGACATAAACGTAGTCATCTTTATCTGACGGTTTTACTTTTTCGACATAGTTCTTGAGGATAAAGGATGCAAGTTCACGACATTTGTCCTCTTCCACAAACTCTTGAATCTCCTTGAAGAAGTCAAGATGGAACATAACGTCTTCGGGTTCGAGTTCTTTATCACGTGAATAGAAAACCACAGATTTCCGTGTTTCTCTATACAACTCAAACACGTACCTTTCTTCAATATCACCGTTTATGAGTGTGGATTTGTCGATTTGTCGATAGTACTTGTTAATGTACGAGCAGATTATGTCGATTCCTCTGTCTGAAGGATTAAACTTCGCCCTTAAGAAATCTTCAAGTTTCACACCTTTGCTTTGTATGATAGAGTTGCAACTTTTAACAACTCTATCCACGAATTTTTCTACCTTGTTCATAAGCAATAATCATTAAAATACGTCGAGGGCTTTGTACGAATTTTTACCTCCCATACAAAGCCCTCGAAGAGTTGTTATTATCGATATCTATAAGAACCCTTCTGGCTCTGTTGAGGATACTTGCCTTCCATAGCAGAAGTTATCTCATCAAACAGTTCCTTCATGTTCTTCGAGAAATCTATCTTACAGAAAATCCAGATCATTCCTTCTTCAGACTTATCTTCTACAAAGTCAAAGAGGTTCTTGTAGAAGTATTCTCCGATATCTTCACGAGAGTAGTTTGATTCATCTACCATCATTCTGAAGATCGGCATCTTTTCAAGTATACGATAGAAGATTTCATCAGGATCTTGCATATCCATCTCGGTACTTCCAGCAACACCCATGAATGACTGGTTGAACTTCTCCATGAGTTCTCTCACATCATAACCATCAATCTTGTCATCCACAACTTCAGATCCTTCTCCGACTTCGAGACCATATCTCATGGAAACCCACGTGTAGAATGCACTTCTTCTGAATTTGGTGAAGTCACCACGCATAGACAAGAACTCTCCAAGAAGTTCTGCTTCTGATTCAAAAATTCTCAGTTTCTTCATTATCCTTTGTAGTATTCTTTAATGATTTCACGACAGATATCCTTGATACCGAGATCTGGCCACTTTCTATAGACATTAATGAAGATGTCCTTCGTTTCACGACCATTTTCATGAGTGTAACTAAGGATATCAACGTAGTGGTTGATGAAGTAGTTCACCATCTGTTGCTTGTCGATCGATGGGTCTATTTCCAAGATATAACTGATATAGCGACCAGACGAGATAACATAGACGAGATCATCATAGCTGTTATATGTCCATTCATAAGCTTGATTGACTTCATCGATGAGCTTTTCGTAGTATTTCGTAGTATCTTCAAGATCGGATATCACTGTATCATCATCTACAAAATTCTCTTCATAGAAGAGAAGGTACTCATATACAAGAGGTCTTGTGCTCTCGCTCATGTTGAACTTCTTCTCCAACAGTTCTCCAACAGTCGTTATTGGTTCACTATCTTCGAATATCTTTAGTTGCTTCATTGCTTTCGTGATTATTATTTCTTTATGTAACTGACTGATACAAATTGGGCTACAAACCTCGAGAGAGATCCGTAGCCCAACAACCCTTCGTAAAAGTAATCAACAAATCGTACCCCAGCCAAGAATCGAACTTGGATTGTCGGTTTAGAAGACCGATGTTCTATCCATTGAACTACTAGGGCGTTCGTGGAGGTGAGGAAAACTCTCGGGAAGAATCTCCCTCACCTCCTTTAAGAATCAGTTTTATCTGACACTTCGTTTATCCATCATTTTTATAATGGGAGAGAAGATATCAGTTTCTGAAAGCTTATTTCCTCGTTTCTCTCATAGATCTTATAAATCCTGTGAGATCCAAGGTTTCTACTTGTACATTGAGATATCGTAACCTCTCTCTTCAAGGAAGGATATCACGAAGTTGATGTAGTTATCAACATCCTGCTCAATGAACCATTCCGATGTGGTAAATGAACAGAACGCATCAACATCCTCGTCGGTGAGACTTACACAAAGCTGATCATAAACATCGGGGATGATCTGACAGATGTTGTAGATAACACTCGTTCGAAGTTCCTGTCTATTAACCTCTTCCACCTTGCTTGTATCAAGACTAATCGTTGAATCGACGAGGAGCTGATTTATACCGTAGAGGAATGACAGGTCGATGAGTTTTTCTTGTACATACTCTTCATAGTTCGGTGCAATTCTGGCTTCTCTGTAGATTCTGTCGAGATCTGCAAGGAACTCTGTGTAAAGCATAGGATCAAGATGCTCCGATGCAAGTCTTCGGAACTCTTCTGAGTCGATGATTATGTTCTCGTTGTACTTGAAGTCACGGATTTCAGAGATTCCATAAGGACTCTTATCATCGGATGCGCAAGTCGACAAGGATCTAAAGTAGAGAATCGTGATCAGTATCACGAAGTCACGATCTTTTACCTGCTTGACGGTATCTCCAAGTTCATCGATGTACTCAAGGATGAACTTTCCATCTTCCCATTTGAGGATTGATCCGTTTGCAAGGGTGTATTCTTTCCCGAGTTGTATCATGTCTTGGATATGTGCTTCGATGAACTCGTGGTCGTATTCAGAAGAAAGAATATCAGTGACGAGGTCATTTTCCTTTGCACAATTCACGATGTCGTTACATTCGAAGACTTCCTCGAGATCCTCATCATTGATAACAAGAACCTTACGTGCTTCATCAATATGGAGCTTGATCGACTTCTGATTTTCAAGTTTACAGAGAACGTGGTCTTCGGTGACTTCATAAACTACAATTTCGTCAAACTCTGAGAGGTACTTTGAATCAGAATCGACAACGATGAATTTCCCAGGTTTCACGTCACTTAAACGATGGTCTCCGATCAGTTCATCATCTTCTCCTTCGTCTTCAGTGATCAGCACGTCAGTGAACGTTTCGTGATACGTCTTGATGAGTTCTTCGATTTCTGCCTTGTTTTCAAGTTTGGATTCGTTTTCATGAATGTCAACGTGCACCTCAAAACCAGTCTCAGTGTCTCCAGCAGACACAACAAACGTGATGAAGTTGTTCCCACCCGAGAGGAAATCTACAACAGGTTCGAATGCGCTCTTGTTTCGTTCGACATACTCGTAGGTGAAGTAGAACTCGAAATCGATGTAATCAGAAAAAACATAAGTACCTTCTTCAATGTTAACAGATGAGTTTTCAAGTGATTCATTGATTTTTGCTTTATATGATTCTTCAATGAAGGCGATCCCACTGTTGATCTTCCCCATTGATGTCTTGTCGAAAAGTCTCGTATTACCAACGACGAGGGTGTTATCTTCCACGATCTGTCTGAATGATTCATAGATCTTCGAAGAGATCTTTCTGTATCTGCGAAGATAAGTCTTGATGTCTTCGGGCTTCCCGATGTACTTCTTCTCGTTGATGATTTGGAGGGCATTCGACATAATGCCGTTTTTATCGAGTATGTCTTGAACACGACGAGCGATCACAGATTCATTAACAGCGCCTGTGAGCATGTCTCCTACCACTTCGTTGAGTTCTCGTTCAACATGGGGGAGATTCTCTTTTCTACAATGTTCGAAGATCTTTTGTATTTTTTCTTTAAACATTTTCTTAATCCAGATTAATATTTATTAAAACGTTTGCTTATTTACAAAGACGTGGGGAACGATCCCGAAATTGATCGTCCCCCACTCAACAACAACAAAAAAATGTTCAACAACAAATCCGAATTACAGCCTTTCGTAATTCTCACAAATAGACCCCCAGACCTTGTAGCGAGAGCCGTCAATGCCTTCGACGATCATAACTGGGGATGTCGAATAGACCAGATTCCGAAAATCTTCAATCTTCACAACCGATCTCAAAGATTCAAGTGATTCGTTTATCCCTTTTATGCTAAACTCTTTCTCTGATGAATAAGTGTCCTTGAAAATAGAACAAACTTCACCATCGGGATTTTCACAGATATCTCGAAGTATCACTTCTCGAGAGTTTCTTGGTGGTTCTGCACCATAAAGCGTTCTATAAATGTGATCGGCTTCATCTTTGGAGAGAGATTTTGCCCAATAGATGATTTCTTCTCTTGAAAGTGTTCCATTCTCATAAATCGATCTTTTATATGATGCAAATGCGGCTTCATTAATCGATTGGGAATAAACACCGAGTTCTTGAAGGACATCAATGATTACAGATGCAACAAAACCTGGATTTGCATATTCTACTTCAAGAAGATCTTGATAGCTCACAGTTCCAAAGGTCGAGAACAGAGCTTCTGATATCTTCGTAAGGATGTGCTCATCGATGATGTAATAGTTGATCGATGAAATCTCAATAGGTTGAAGCACGGAATCAGTGAGAGCGAGGAATTCATCTTCAGTGATGATATCGGCTTCTTCAATATCTCCCACAACACTATCAAGAAGGGTGATGTCCTTTTCAGATAAATGGCTAACATAGCTTGGATTTTCTGAGAGAAGATTAGACATGAAAGCCATCTTCTCATATTGTTCGGTTGTAAAGTGAGATGCGTATTCATCAATGCGACGACGAATACGTTCAGAATTTGTATTCTCGAAAATCGATCTTAATCTCTCAGATTTTTCGACCTTGTTCATGGGTTTAAAAATGCTTTGTCTTATTTAAGAAATGTGTCTTCCTTGCGTTCGAACACATCTGAGGGTAGTTTTGCACCATCGAGACAGTTCGAGCGCAAGGAAAGTATCTTCCTTTAAACAGGAAGAGGGTGACATCTTTTCGGATGTCACCCTCTTTCTTTTGTTATTGTTCACCGAGAGACTTTGGTGTGAATGATTCGAACTTCGGCATCTGTTGCTCATATTCTTGTTGCTGTTGAGCTTCTCGCCTTAGTCTTTCTTCCTCTTCTTCCTCAAGTCTCTTCTTGTAAGCGAGGATCAGAGATTGAAGTTCAACATATGGCATCTGATGAATCTCTGACCACGACAGTATCTTATCAAAGATCAGTCTGTGAACTATCTCCGAAAAGTTCTCCAATGATACTTTCATCAGAGAGTAAAGTTGACCACTCTGGAAATCGTACTGGTACCTTGTTCTCCTTTCCACACTTTGAGCAGTGTACTTCCATCATAGGATCAACACCAACTTTGAGCGTCTTAGTGACATGAGTAGCAACCTTGTACTTGTCGACTGACCAACGTTTGATCTCTTCGAGTTTGCGCTTGATGTACTTACCACTGTCGTCGATATCTCTCCAATCCTTGGTAATGTACATGATGATCGTAAGATCTGCAAGGTCGTAATAACCACCTTCACCTCTCTGCTTCTTGATTTCCGCTTCCTTGATGTACTGGAAGATCTTCTCCGTTACACCAACAGTAGGAACAAATATTTCAAGAGGAGATTCGAACTTCTCGTGGTTGATAACGAATGATCTACGTTCATCATCATAGAACTTCATTATAGAATCTGGAATGCTGTAATAACCCAGATTCCCCTTTTCGATTTCTACCGAGATTTCCTCACCACAACTGGGGCATGGTGACTTGTGAGAAATTGTGGACTGTCGACCATCAGCAAGGAAAGTTCTCTCACGAACAGCGAAGAAGACATAAATCTTGTCGAATTCGGAAAGATCTCTGTAACTGACAGGATTTCCGTTCTTGGAGATTCTCACACAAACGTTGAAGAGCGTGGACATTTTGTCTTGAATGTCGAAGAAATCTTCATCGTTGATCGATGAGAAATGCTTGACTTCTTGAACGCTTGCAGATTTCACAAGAACTTGAGTGCCCTTATCATAGAAGAAAGACCTTGATGGAAGTTCATCGGCAGGAATAGGCACGAAGTTATGCTTCGTCACAAACTCTGATTCGAGTTGTTCTCTATCCATAGGTTTGAATCCACCAAAAGGTGTTCCTTCTGTCTCTCGGAGGAGATTTTCTTTTGCTTTTTCTTCTAATTCGTCGTAGCTACTCATTATACAAAAATGTTATATTCCACCTTTCTTATATCTTTACTCATTATCGAGATACTTCTTCATCTGCTTGAACATCTCATAACCGTAGATCTTCTGAGTTTCAACATTGATGTCGTTATCAAGCGAGAATCCACCAGTTCTTGTTCTATCTGACATCTGCAGTCTTTCAAGCATTTCAGAGATCCCAGGTTTTACCCACGTCAAGGAGATCTTCTTGAACTTCACACCGCTCTGTGGCTCTACAAGATTCGACGTGAGAGAGTATTTATCGATCTGGTTAGGATTGTTGAACTCTACAACGATAGAGGTGTAAGATTGCTTATTTGGAGCAAAACCACAATCGGCAGAATATCCTTGAGTATAGCCAACGCCTTTCTTATAAAGTGATGTATAACCACTGAACTCAACAAGTCTATCGTCAAACGCCACGTTGTTGTAAGGTCGATTTGAATCAATCTTCGCTCTTCTATTTGGGATAACATCTTTAAGGAAAGAACCAGCGATAAGATCTCTTTCGGCTCTAAATGGTGTCATAGATACTTTACACATACCATCCGTGTAGAGAGTTGTGCTATCGGAGAACATGATATCGGTCACTGGCATGAATATGGAAGGTATTAACATAGACATTGAGAATCCATAAGATTCTTGCAGAGGGTTCTGATTGTTCCCTCCTTGTCTTATGTTGTTCGTATACAGCTTCTTATAAACTGCGTTATGACCTTCAGAAGATGATAAAGAATGGTTTCCCCAGTTATACATCGAGTCCAGATGTTCAGTTAAGCAGTCAGTGAGTCTCGTGTTAGAGAGAATAGTCTTCAAAGCTGTTGATGAATCAGTACCAGGTTCGTACGCATCCGAAGAATAGACGTGTCTTTGATATGCATAGAAATTGTCGAGTAGTGGTTTCCTCGCCTGCAACAGAGAACATTCAACATAAATGTCCATGTGGACAACATCACCAACCACCTTGAGAGAAAACATGTCGTTCGACAAGAGTTCCTGTGATTCATCAGTCACACTATGATCTTTTATGAATGTTGTCATCACACACGGAACGTGATTGAGCGATCTGTCAGAGAATGGCGAAAACTTCACAATCGACCTCGTCTTGATAGGAGAGAACACAAAAGCGGTCTTCCTCGCCTTTCTATTCTGTTTTGATTCCACATAAGAATCAAACGTTTCACACTTAGAACCACCATTCATCAGAACTCTCTGGAATTTCTCAATAGTTATTGGGTTCGCATTTGCGTTCGAATTCATACCTTCTGCTATCAAGTCCATAGCGTTCATGTAGTAGAAGTTTCTCTGAACTTCAGATACAAAGTCTTGATAAACTGCTGGTTTTATGTCTTCATATTCGAGGTGGTCAGAACCAAGATTTCTCATTTGAAAATGACCAACGAACGCCATGAATGATGTCGCATTGAGCATGAAGTTGTTCGTAGAATTACCACCAGGTTTTCTCTTTATTGGTCTTCCTTCTGCGTCGTAGTTGATAATCGTCGAGAAAATGTTACCTTCACCATAAGGAACACCTGGGCTTCTACGATTACCTGCGATGTGGTTCTTGGTTTGATCACTGACATCGACCCTTACCTTGTCGAATATCGTCTTCTGATAAGTAGATGCATCATTGATATCGTATTCAAAGCATGACCAACCGTCTTGAATCTTGAAACCTACTGGTTTGAACTTGTCTCGTGTGTCATCGTAGATCTCGTTGTGAAGTTTCACGTAGTACGTCTTCACCTTCTTCTCAGATTCAAAAACATACTTCTCAGATTGACTGATGAGGTTCGTTGATGGCTTCATCACGATGACGTTGCCTGCTTTCTTCCAACCTTCGTCTTTGTTTTGAGAAGGGAACGTTATCGTAGAATAGTCAATATTGCCACCACTAAGATTGAAAGCGGGGATTTTTACGTAATCTTCATAATCCGAGATCTTCTTGGATTTGACAGATTCAACATTTACGGATTGGGAAGATGCGAACTTTCCATGCCCCCAAGCACCCATACCAATGAGAGTGTTCTTATCACTTTCAGAGGTATCGTAATGAGTATCTGCGAGAACATCAGTGTCACCAATAGCAAACACACCGAACAATCTGTGAATCGGAGAGTATTTGTTATGGAACACACCAGCATCTCCCTTGATGAATGTCGAAACGTAAATGTTCGACGAAGTCCCTTCACCAGTCTTTCGAAGAGTGTTGGTGGAAATTGTCATGTTCTTACCATCCGAAGGAGAGAACAGACCAAACCCAAGAGTACGGAGATCTAACTTCTGCTCTCGAACATCGACGAAGATATCTGAGAAGAGAGTGTTCGATTTTATACTCTTTCTATCAAGTTCACCAACTTTTGAATTGGTATCGGAAATCCATTGACGAATGTAAGTATCACCGATTCGGATATCACTTCCTGCATCCACAGTCAGAACAGTGTTGTCAGAAAGTGACATTGCACCACTGACACCTTGCAACTTCTTCGTCTTGAGGATATCTGCAGAGAGTCCATTCCCAGATCCAATGGAAACCATAGTTCCACTGTTTGGGGAGATCGTGTTAGTCTTGATCGATGGTGCAGAGAACGTTTCATATTCGGTTGCCAAGATATCATTTCTCTCATTCGTGTAAAGGATCGACTTTGAGAAATCAGCAATCATTGACTTTATGACAAACCGCTGACGATTATCAAAGACAATCGCTCTCTTGTTGTGGCGATCAATCACCGATAAGGTATGCGTGGAAATCGTAGAATGAGAATCGCTTGTTCTCTTGTTGGTGAGAAGTTCTATGAATGGTTGGTTAGTATCCTCACCATCACTGTTCTCAAGAGATAGTCTCAAACGTTGACCAGTTACTAGTCCCTTCGATTTATCATTCTCATAGAGGTCAACGTATCTGGCGGAAGCCCAATGACGTGGACTTACAAAGTCGAACGATTGCTGAGAATTCTTACGGAAATACAGTCTTACTTGATCCTTTATATCGGAATCGACAGCATTAGCATCTGCAGTTAAAGTCTGTGGTATGTTTGCAATGGCCAGAGTTGGATCTCCATAAGCATGCTTCCCAATACCAAGACCAAATCTGTAATATCTCGTGCTGTTATTCGATTCCCCAGATGAAGGAATGAACTGACCAAGAAGTATACGATCGGCAGTTTGTAAAATGTGGTCACGGACTGTAGAGTTTTCAATGTCGGTGTTTATGTGGAAAGCAGATCCACCACCTCCAGTCGATCCACTTCCTCCACCTCCAGTGCCTGGTGATGTTCCTCCACCTCCACCACTTATCGATGAGTAGTTAATCTTTCTTGTAACAAATATCTCAGAATCAGTCACTGATTCAACAGTAAGCAGGTCACCATTTTTCGTGAATATGACATCACCCACACGATACTTCAGAAGTTCGATTCTTTCATTTTCCTTTTCTGGTGTGTTAGGAATAGAAATCGAGTATGAATTGTACTGTATTTCACGAAGGTCGCTCGTGTTCATTTGTAGGAACTTGACGGACTGTGAAGCTTGTACCACAGTGTTACCATCACGCCCATCGCTACCATCACGCCCAGGTTTACCGATCATCTTTATACGAGACCCTTCAGCACCGAGAATTTCGGAATATTTCCCATCTGCTATGTTTCTAAGGATCAAAGTAGTCATGAAGTCCACAAGATCAGTTCTTTCATGTCTGAGTATCTGATCAAAGTTGTGGTTCAGTTTTTCTACGAGATTCAGCACAGAATCGTCTTGTTCTATGCTGAATAGTGTCATATCTTGGATGTCAGTTCCGCTATATTTTCCCATGCTTCTTCGGAGGATATTTGCTTATTTACCTTTCTGGAACGGCTATACGAGACCCACGGAAATGGTCATCTCGAGGTGAACATTTTCTATCGTATGGTGAGTGATCTTTATGATGTTATTCTCAAGAGAAATCGAGAAATCTTTGACGACTTCGCCATTTGCGAGCATCTTCGAATCTGAGATCTTGTAGAGCATTCCGATATTCTTTGCGCAATATTCTTCCACATACACACGAGGATCGTCGATTGTACCAAGATGATCAACAGCATCGATCATCTCCTGCTTGAACTTTTCCAAGAACGAATCAATGAGATTTATCTCGGAAGAATAGTTCCCTTGATCATCAACATTCCAACTCGTGACAGTGATCTCGAACGAATTGGGGAGGTTGAGGATCTTCGATGAGAACATGCTCGTGAAATCTGCAAAGTGCTTAGATTTGTCATAAAGAATAGACGTGTCCGCAAAAAGTGGAAGACTTGTAACCTTTAGTGACTTATGGTCGTTGTATACGAACTCTGGAATTCGGATATCTCCGAGTACAAACGCTGTATTCTCCTTTCTGATATCGTAGTTGATCGTCTTATCAAAGGTGTCCTTAGAGTCATTGTAAGACATTCGATAATGGTCGATCGTAGACGATACTTTTGGATTTATAGCAGTCGATAGTTTACTTATCTTTGGATCATACTTTCCGCCATATCTCTTCATCGAGCCGAGTTCGATTGGTCGGTGGAACTTGAACGAGAGGTCATCTTGTCTTCTGTCTTCTGTATATGAGAAGTTGTTGTTTTCCACTATTTCACGAAGAAGAGAGAAGTTGACAAACTCGTGCTGGAAATTGTGGAAGTTCTTACCACCTCCGACAAGATACCACTTCAAGGACTTCTTCTTAGGATCTAACGATTGGATATGTTGTACAAGAGACTTTGGCGTAAGTGTGGTAATGGCTTCCATTGACGGCTTATTTGCTTCAATGTAAACAACGCCGTCGTCAACCGTGAACTCTTCATGAGTGTCGTTCCACTTCTTGACTGATTTGCCGATAACGATCGAATTGTGGTTATAGTCTTTAATTGTCAGAGATCCGTGCTTGAGGTAAATCCCAGATGAATCACACTTTAGCTGTCTGAACATTACGAGATTCTTTCTATTAGTTTCCAGATCTTCTTCAATACCGATTATCTCCATGAACATTTTATCATCTTTCAGAGAGTACCATTCATGAAGTTTTCGTGGACTACCATTAATCATAGCATCGATTTCAATGGAACTGTCAGTGTAAGAGACGAATCGCATATCGAGTTCTATACCAAACATCTGGTCATATTCCTGCATCTTGACAGAACTATTCCCACCAGAATCAATACCGATCTTCAAGAGACCACTGACACCTTCAAAGTCGATTCTATCACCATCGATTATCTTCCCATCTTTAGACTTCGTGGATTGAGACCCCATTGTATAAAGATTAAGGAAGGAGAGGTTGTTCTTCGATATCTTGTAGTCATTGTAAGAAATGGTACAGATCATAACAATGCTCTTGAACCGTCTATTTCTTACAATGCGTATGGAAGACTGTCCATTTGGATTGACGTTGAGGATCGACGAGAATCTGTAGCCGTCGATGTCGTTCTTGGAAGTTATGCTAATAAGCACACCTCTGAAGAAAGTGACATAGTCACCGACATTGTTCCGAGAAATGATCGACCAGTTTTCTTGAGGATCAGTCTTTGAATATGCTCCATTTCTAAAGCCATAACCGAAGACAGTGAAGTATTCTTGGAAGTAATCATAACTTGAGAAGCAATACTTCAGTTCGTTGAATGGTTCAGAGAAATATGACGACATTTTCCCATCTTCCTCCACGAGTGGATGTCTCGAGATTGGGAAGAACTCATGGGTGTAATACTTTGGATTAGGATAAGAGATGTTGAACGATGGTGAAAAGTTGTCAGTACCAAACTCTTCCGAAACGTTCAGACGATATTCATCCAGACGAACATCTTTAAATTCTGAAACCCACTTGCACACTGATTGTAGAGAAACAAGAGGTCTCTTCTCGTCAATCGATACGATATCATAACCGAGGAACTTTGACAAATCGGGATCGGTCTTCTGCTCTTCGGGAGTGTATTGTCCAAGTTCAATGAGTATGTCGTTTCTCTTGGTCTTGGTCTTGAGCATGAAGTCGAAGTCACAAATGTCGATGAAGTTCACTACAGACAAAGTGAACTCGGTCTGATCATAAACATGTATGACGTTCTTTGTCTGATAGATCGGTGTGTCCGAGATCATGTCGAACATATCGACGTGTCTTCTCTTCTTGACGTGCTTGATACGTTCGAAATGATTACCATTCTTCACGTACTTGCCTACACAGTTGAGAGCATTAGAATGGGACATCATGAAGTTGTTATCACTTCTTGAGAATTTCTCATACAAGAGCGAAAGTGTCCCATCGACAGAGGTTATCTCGAACTCAATAGAAGGTCTTGTTGAGTTTTCGATGATTATTCTATCGTGGTCATTATCAACAATCACTTTCACACCATAAAGGCGGAGAGCATCAACGACCCATTCAAGACACGAAGCAATTCTTCGAAGGACTTCTTCTTTAGATCCGAATGGGTTGTAATATGTCAAGAACCACCCATCACGAGACCATTTCTCATAACCATAGTCACCCTGTTCAAGATTCGAGAGGGTGTTGGAAAGTATCGTTTCTGATTCTTTCCCATCAATGAAGATCTTTATCGACGTGTTGATCATCGGTTTACGTGAAGCGTCATAGATGATCTCATTGTAAGCAGGTTCTTGCTCCCCATCCCCTTGAAGGCGAATGTTGAAGATATTCGTTGTTGTGTATTGTGGGAAATCCTTCTTTCGAAAGTTCTTGATATCAACAACTGCATCATCAGTCTTCATAAGACAGAGATCGACATCTTTGAAGTTGTCTTGTATCTTCTGTATTACGACATCATTTATGTCTGAATAAAGATAAGTCGTGAGGTTTATATCATCGGCATAGAGACCGAAGTAATTCTCATACTTGAGTTCCGTTGAAGGATCATCAAACAAGAACTCGAAATTGAAGAGCTTGTGTGATACTAGTCCGTGTCGCTTGTAACCTTCTGTGATCCATTTGTCAAACTCATAGACACTTTGAGATCCACCGACGAAGTCTTCGATTGATTCTGATACTTGGACAATTGATGATTTTCCCACTGATATCCCAGTGTAAGTCACGTGCTTTTGTATGAAGTCACATTGCACATGGGAATTTTTAAAAAGTGGGAAATCGGTGAGTTTCTCGAAGTACTTGCCTATTGGAGATTTATGAAGATCGATTATCTTCAAAATCTCGCAGTCACGAAGTCTGTCCTTCTTCCCATCGGACTTATAAATGATGAAGTACTTCGGAAGTTTTTCACCAATGTAAAGTGGGGCAAAAATCGAGAATTCCTCATCATACAGCATCGACGTACATCTCTGAACTTTGTAAAGATAGGTCTGATCAACCATGTCTTCATATTTCTCATAGACATAACCATCGGGCTTCGTGGGGGCTTCGTAGAATATGTTCTTGGGAACATCAGCGAAAACTTTCGAGATATCATCAAAAGGTGCTGATGATACACTAAGTGGTTTCGTATAAGCTATGCTCGACAAGGTATCATTAACTGGTATTGTCGAAATCTGGAAATCTCCATCTGACTTCACTACAAACTTGATATTGCCAGTCAATAATGGGTTTGTTCTAACAATTGCTGATGATCTTTTAGACATATTTCGGAGAGAATTTCGTTATTTACAAATATGCCGAGAGAGCCGACAGAAAAAGATCTGTCGGCTCTCTCATCTATTGAGCAGAGGTGGTTAGAAAAGTGCTTTTGAAGGATCTATCAGCGACTTCTGTTGTTCCTCAATGATCGTTTCCATTCCTATGAATTCTCTAAACTCTGATTCGCTGTAGATTCTAATACCTGCACTCATCGCTTTCTGTTCCTTGGATGAACCACTACCTTTCTCCTTGATGACAAGATCGGTAACTGCCTTCGTGTATGTTGCAGACACTTTCCCACCATTTTTGATAATAGTGTCTTCCATCACCTTATTTCGGAAACCAGTGAAGCAGAAAACTCTCCCTTGACAAATGTTAGATTCGACAGTTTCCACCTTTGTCTTGAAGGTGAGTACTTCTGACAAGGACTTATAGAAATCGATGAACTTCTTATAGTTTTCCACGAAGATACCTGCTTGGATATCCCCGAATCCGTTGATTTTGAGAATGTCGGAACGTGAGGGGCAGAAATCTTCTAAGTTTTCCCACGTGAGCGAATACTCATCGACGATCCATTGAAGTTTGACTGATCCAAGACTTTGGAACATATTCGATGCGTGCATAAGACGAGAAATGGTGATGTTTGATATGCACTTCTCAAGTGAACGGACAATGTTGGAAGAACGCTTATCTCCAAACTCTGAGAATACTTCCCCACGATCTCTGATAATTCTTACTATTTCGTCAGTGTACGGAGAGTTCTTGTTGAAAATCTTCTCATATGTCACATCAGACATTCCTTCTACACCAAGCACTTTGAAGAAGAAGATGAACTCTTGGAGATTTCTCCCAGAGCATCTCTCATTTGGACAATAAACATCAACAAGAGAATCGTCAATGATAATCGGACTTGAACAATGAGGGCACTCTCGGAAGAGATGACCTTCTATGACCATTTCTTCATAAGACTTCCATCTTTCCATTTTTGGAATAGAGTGGATTCTGGGGATCACCTTCCCCGATCTCTTAATCATAATCTCTTCACCGCATCTTAGTCCATTATCACGGACATAACTCGCATTGTCGACGTAAATGTTGTTACCACACAAAGCACCATCGATGAGGACTTTATCTGTGGTTATAGTTGGGTTGAATGTTCCATCTTTCCCGATGAACCAATTCAAGTGTTTGATAGTCACTTTCTTTGTATCACCAAACGATCCCTTGTAAGCAATAGCGAACTTTGGATTTCCGATAGAGTTGCGACCGAGAGAATCTGCGACAGAGAGATCATTGACATCGATCACAAGACCATCGATTTCAAACTCTTGGATGAACTCTTGATAAGTCTTGGATAGGAATTCTTCAGTTATATCTTCAAAGTCGACGAGAATGTACCGAACAGGTATCTTGTTGAGAGTGTTCAACCTGTCGATCATCTCCTGTTTTGTCTTATAAGAACCAGCATAACTGGTGTACTTCATAAAGACAAAGTCTCGAAGTTCCTCCGAAGACCTTGATCGTGGATTGAGCTTTCCTGCGACCATATTTCTCACATTCTTATATTCTGATGAATACTTCTCCGAGAATACGCTCTGTGGGATGATAAGTTCACCGACTATTTCTTCATCATCTTTGAAGAGTGGCTCTATAAGTGAAAAATGGTGAGAAATCGAGAAACTCATATTCTCACGACCTTTCACGAGTGCAGTTACACTTCCATCTTCTGACATTTTCACACCACAAGAGACACCATCATATTTTGGTGTGACGATGAACTTCTGAGACTGGAGACCATTTTTAGAGACCCATTCTCGGAATTCGTCGATTGTCTTGATCTTCTCGAGACCATACATTGGGATTGAGTTTTCTACACGTTCGTGAGAAACACGACCATCAAAAAGTCTCGTGCACGTGACTTGAGAATAATGATTGTACGCCTTATCATAGTCTTCATCAGAGACAGTTGGAAATCCAGAGCGATATTCATCATTTCTCTCACGTAACCATTCTCTCAAAAGGTCGAGGTCTAAGGAGCAGATGCCGTCAATGTTCATGTTTGTGATACTTTTTATGTTTGCACGATTCTTATCACAGAGAGGTACTTTCCTTATCACAGAGAGGTACTTTCCTTGCGTTCTGATCCATCTTTGGGGGTGAAAATAGGGAAAATAAGCGATGACCTCAAGAGAGAGGTTCTCTTGAGGTCATCATAGATTAAAGATTGTGTTATGAGTAGCTTGTTAATACTTGAACAGAGATTTCACAGCTTCTACGTGAGATTTCTGTCTTTCCCAAGACTTCTTATTCTTCTTGATAGTTTCGATAACGTCAACAGATTCTGCAGTTTCAAGCATAGCATCGAGATCGAGGATATGATTATCACAGACCTTTATGAGTTCGTTTACCTTATCCTCATTTGAGAATTGCGACATGACCTGTGCCAGATTCCACAGAAGTCGATGAGACTTTTCAAGTTGTTCAAGCTCATATGCGTCGACAGTCAACTCATCCTCCACGTTCATATCTTGAATACAAGAGTAGATCTTTTGCAAGGTGACATTCAGAATCTTTGCATCGAACGAGGCATATTCTACTGGTACTGGATTAATCATTGATTTTTCTTCCATCTTCGAGTTTTCTATCGGTTTTTTTAATATGTTCTATGAGCTTCCTATTCAGAACGAGTGCTTCATCAAACTTGGACGAGAGTGCGTTGTATCTGTCGATGATTTGCATCATTGTCGCCATTATGCGTGAAGAATCATCATTTACAGAATGATGAGAAACTGCGTCACCATAGTGGAAATCGGTCTTGAAGTTGAGTTTGTATGACAACGAATTGCCCTGCTGATATGTGACGTTATCGTGTCTTATTTTTCTTACTGTCGAGAGAACAGCAGATTCCGTGTTATATGGGACTACATCACCAAGGAACAAAACACCATAAAGATTAGTAACCGTTTCCCCAGAGGAATCTTCAACGTCGTAATAGACAAGGATGCAGTTGAAATCAAAACTTCGTGCACCAGACTTTGTATTAAAATCTCCAAGCGTGGATATTCTATCAGAATGTGTCTTGTTGTATTCTTCGATCTGTTTGTAAGATGACACCTCAAAGTCAATCGAAATACCATCAAGTGATGATCTTTTGAAAGTTACTGGATCAGAACCATCTGCGTATGATCTCGTGATTTCTACGTTCGTGGCATTTCCGAACTCTTTATCGGTATAGTAACCATTTGGATACAACGTTGACTTCTCCTGCATCCACTGTTGGGAATAGGTCAGTGTGCCTGGTTGAGTGTCACAGTCATAAACCGCTTCCACGGAAAGCCCCATGTCAGTAATATCTCTCGAACTTCTACCATTTATCAGTTCTGATTGCGCACGATGTCTTACTACAGTTTGTTCGTTATAGTTCTTATCGGATATTGATCTGAACATAACCTCTGGGGTAGAACCGTGATCAGAAGGAATGTTGATGTAAGCTTCTGAATAAGAATCACCGTCGACGATATTCTCTCTTACAGAAATGTCGATATCACCGATGTATTGAACAACTTTGTCGTATATCTCAGATTTTTCCTCAATGAATCGTTTGTCTTTGTCCGCTTTGAACTGTGACACCTCGGGTTGTTCTTCAAAGCGGATCGCCCCAGTTTCCTTGAGCCACTTGAAGAAGATTCTTTCTGATGCATTCCGAAGAGTTGCTCTGTCATAAGTATCTGATTCAAGGAGAATGCTTTCCATGTTGAGGATGTAGTTTTGGAAAGATTCCGAGAGAATCTTCCGTGCACGGTCATGGACAAGGAGCGTTTTCTGACTATAATCCGAGGTGTAAAAACCTTCTATTCTTCGTGCATCAAGCGTATTTCTCTGAGAGGTGTTTGTTTTAGATGCAACGATAGGAGGAAGATTGAGAAGCGCAAACTTTGAAAATCGGAATCCGTTCGCATCATTCCCAGACGAAATCGTCTTTACATCTTCACCAGACGATTTGAAAGTTATAAATGTTCCCCTTTTCAGAAGTGGAAGAAGAGGTGTATAAGACATGTTCTCGAGGATATTTCGTTATTTAAACTTTTGTTTCTGACGGAACAGAAAGTATATCAAACGATCGAGAAATGTCTTATTCCTTTTATTTCTATAGAAAAGTTCGAAGATTGACACTGATCCATGTTCGTCTTCATCTTTGATCTTTACTTCCACCTTTGTGTCGGAAGTCACACAATTGTGATTCAGAAGTCCATCAGAGAAATAAAGCCTGTCACACGATACCGAGACATCATAAGTCATCATTGGAAAGAAAGAACGTTCCACACTCATGAGCTTTGAAACACTTCCATCGATATTGATAATGTAAATGTGCCTATGAGAAACATCAATCTTCCTTCTGAAGAAAGACAAACAAGAAGATATCCCAAACTTCTCAAGTGTGAATATGCCGTAAGTCTCTGTGATTAGTGGATGATCTTTGGAGACTACAGTCTTTTTACCATCTTCAAACCAGAGTTCATAAAGATGCTCCATTTGGCATCTATGAACTTTCTGAAGCTGTCTTGTGTTATGGGGATGAAGTCTGCTGTTTATGCATCCCAATTTATCATTTTTACATTCGTGTGAGAGAACACGGAAGTTGGAAGATACGAGAAATGTCCCAAAATTTTCTTTTTGGGAGACATTTCTGAACTTCAGAACCCTTTCTGAAGATTCTAAAAGGTAGAGAAGTAGAGATGCTAAAAATTTCCTCATCGATTAAGATCAAAATCGTTATAGTTCTTCGTTGTCACTGCAGAGATGAATCCTTTCCCATGCTTATCACCGCCAACACGACAGCGAACGAACCCCTTCATATTTAGGGTGGAAATAGTCCCAGCGATAGCGTGATCACCTTGGACAACGTCAGATGCACGGATGATATCACGCATTTGCTGTTCCATTGCTCTGACTATTGCCTTATAAACGATCCATTCATTCTCGGTGAGGAACTGGAGACAAGGTTCGTTGGATTCGGTGAGTTCTTCTACGAATTCATAGCTTGCGAGACCATACTTGATGCTGTTGGTCTTGAGCATTTTGCGACGACGGCTACGAGATACCTTCTCGTTAACAAGGGCTATCTTTTCTTGCTGTTCCTTGTCTTCGGTATCATCACCACCTGCAAGGGAAATGTTTCCCTCTTCATCGACATTGATCTTCAGTTCGATGCTTTCGATGTTTTCAGCATCTTCCATATCGATGAAGTTAAGGATTTCACAGACGACTTCCATCTGTTTTACAGTCATCACGGATTGATGACCGTTATAGATCTCGTTTGATTGACGTGGCTTGAACGAGATTAGACTGTCTGTCCAAGCTATGAACTGTTCGTATCCGTCTTCGTCGGTGTGATTTGCGTTCTCATCTACGAGGAACTTCTCATCGTGCTTGTAGATTGAGTGAATTTGTCCACGCTTAGTGCATGAGTTATGAACGAGAAGTGTGGAGCAGAGGTTGAAGTTGAGGATCTGAGTTGCCATGATCGGAATTGTTGTTGAGTTGAAGTTGACTGATTGATCCGAGTGATCTTTCATAACAGTTATAACAAAAATCGTGCCAAATCATCACTGTCATGACAAAGTTGTCATATTCTGTCATCTTTGTCATATACGCTGTCATGTCTTGTCATGTCACTCGTGTCATACTCTGTCATATTTCTCGGAAGGTACATAAACGAAAAAGCGATGACAAGAGAAGCGTTTATAAAGCACGTAACTGATGAACTCACAGAAGGCGGTGTTATCCCAGCAAGTCCGAGCATAACGAGAATAAACCAGATCATAGACAAATCTCTCGCCTATTTCTACGATCACGATGATGATTCTCATGAATATCAGTACTTGGTAGTTTCCCCAAGCGCATTCAACACCGATTTGTTCAGACTAAAAAGACAGATTGCTTTCCCCAAGAACGTTCACGCTGTGATGAGATTCCGACAAACTCGTCAGAACAGCTTTATGGGAAATTCTTATCTGATGGGAGGAGATTTCAGAGGGACGAATTACAACCTAAGAATGGCGATAAATGGCGATTCCGAAGCATACTTGACGGCAATCGCATCATCTTACTTTTATCAACAGATCGAAAAGTTCTGCATAAGTGACGTACAATACGATTATTCATCAATATCAAACATGCTCACTGTCATTGGTGTAGATCCAAAAGCAAGCTGTGTAGCACACGTTTCAGTGAAAATCCCCGATGAAGCAATGTTTGAACATGAGCTTTTCTTCAGATACGTTTGTGGTCAATGTAAGGTATCGATCGCATCGATCTTTGGATTCACTGATCAGAAACTGATAGCTGGTTATAAGATCGACCACGCATCAATAAAGAATGAAGGAAAGGAACTGGTAAAAGATGTACTACAAGAACTACAAGATAAGAGAACTGGTGACTTTATGGACTTCTTTGATTAACTAGTTGATAGACGAATAGCACTAATACTTATTGGGCGATATCTTCCTAAAATCCGAGGTCGATATCGCCCAATTAGTGTCGATCGGTTGTATTTCAGCCGATCTTTTGTATTTCTTCTATTTCTTTCTTTGATTGTTCTGCCACATCATAGAGATCAGAGACCTTCGCATCTTTGTTCTCGTTTATGAGCATCACAATGTTCGAAATGAGAACAGCATCTTCTTGTGTTACCTGTAAACCGATAGTTCTAAGTGCTATGGCCAGATTTCTGTAATAGGCGATCTTTTCCTTGTTGTTGTTCATTGATTTATTCGTTTAATTTCTTAGAATCTTCAATCTCAAGAAGTGATGAGATCTTGTAAGAGAGTGCTTCAAGTTCATCCATAAGATCAGACTCGTTCTCTTCACTCATCTCTTCCTTTACAAAGTCAACACCAATAAAGCCGATTGGATAATCTTTAGAGTTCTTTATAAGCTTAATATAGAGCGACTTCGTATCATACTTTGTGATGTTCAAGAGAGATTGGTCTTGATTATCCCTACGGAAATCTGCAACGGATCTTACACAAACCTGTTCATTAATAAGAACCTCTTGATTGAGATTGATCATCATCCCAGTTGGAATACCCTGCATTGCAGTCTTATGAGATGTGAACCCAGGCTTTGAAGTTTCATAAGTCTCAGACATTTTTGCGAAAGCAAGACCGTTTAAGTTTGATTCACCATTGTGATATTCGAAGATGTAAACACGATCGGCTTCATGGTCACGACGGAAATCATCAATCAGTCTTGATATACGCTTATTAATCTCAAGTCTTAGATTTATGGATTCTTTGTGTTTTTCTGATACTTCGATCTGATCTTTCTTGCGGTGATCTTCGAGTATCATTTTCATGAGTTTGTTATTCTGATCGATCGTATTCTTTATGAATTTAACAGCAATAGTGACGAATATAACGGAAATGGCGATCGACAAACCAAACTCTTGGACTAATGTTCTGAGTATTTGAATATCCATTTGTGGTCAATTTCGTTTATTTAAAAAGGTTGGGGGGTGTCCCGAATACCGAGACATCCCCCAAATCACAGTTTACGAAACGATTCTGGTTATTCAATAAGACCAAACATTACGATGTTCTTGATACTTTCACCAGTGATTTCTTGAGGGAAGTGCTGAATACTTGCAACATCTATCTCAACATTCATCTTTGACGAGATGATGTCCTCATATTCCTTATTGATCTCGTTGATCTTCTTTATGGTTTCTGAGAACTCTTCATCGACTTTGTTCTTTTCTTCCTCGAACTTCTTGGTGTCTTCCTCGGAAATGTCGATCTTTCCATCCACAACTCTTGATTCTCCATTTTCGTCGAGAATACCGTACTTGATACCAAGCTCTCTTAACTTTGTTCTGTATTCTTCGTGCTTCTCGACATTCTGCATCGCTTCATTATAGCCATTTCGGATATTGGAGATTATTTCTTGTAGCTTCTGAAGATTCTTGTTGGAGAACACAGCAAGATGAATTGATGGGATCTTCTGTACGAACTCAAGTTCTGAGATGATGCTCGATATCTCGACAACATCGACTTGGATTACCTTCGTAGTACTCATTTACTAATTAGTTATTGATATTTTCTTGTTTTAAAAAGTATTCTAACATCCAGTACGAGTCGATGATGTCCTGCACAGGGCATAAGACTTCGTTGAATTCCTTCCCTTTCTTTATACGTTTTTTTATGAACCCATTTTCATTCTCAGAAACACACTTATGGAAAGCATTCACCTTTCCATTATTGATGAATGCTTTGAGCATGTCGTATTTGTCAAATGAACCTTTACCCACGAACGCTTTTACTTTCGGTGCAGGGATTATGTAAAAGTTCTCAAGATTGCAAACACGCTCGATAAGTGATCTTTTGAGGGAGAACGTGTTTTCCACCATTTGAATAAGAGTGGAAGATTGTGACGAATAAGAGTAGTTTTCTATGATACAAGCCACGGATTCCTTATTATACTCACCATAAAGCTCGAGGAGTGTTCTCGAAATCTTCTGGCACAAATCTTCTCCGTAGTAGATGCAGTTTTCGACATGTTCTCGTTCCCAACCATAGAGACCGTCTTCTCGGAGGTTTGGAGACGTAACTGGGGAACGATAATAAGAATGATAGGAAAAGTTAGACGATTCAGAAAGTTTGTCTATGATTTCCTTGGTTTTCTTCGATGATTTATCGAAGTTGATATAGCTCATGAAGTGATATTCTCCATCTTTATAGAACGTCACACCAGTGCTATTAAGAGAAAAGTCTATCGAGACGTAGATCATACTTTTATTATTCTTATAATATGGAAGTTTTTGGAGCTTTAACAAAAGTAGAAGTTGAGAATGGTTGTGTGAAAGTGACTGTCGATGAACCAATTCAACCATTCATCGATGAACTTAAACATATCGGTTTCAAGAAGCAGACCGCATCAGTATACGTTGCGGACAGTATTGAACTCTTGGAATCTGCACGTGAGATTTGTTCGTTCTATTTTTCTGCAGGGAAAACGATGACCTCGGGGAATAGAAAGCTTTGCAAGACAATAGAAGACTACTATTCTGGTGGATGTGGAACTGCAGATGTTGACTTCAAGAAAACTGATGAGGGGATTTGGGTTTATTCATTGAGTGGGATCTACGGAAGTGCTGAAGATATGGCAGAAGATATAAAAAAGATGAGAGCATCGATAATTTGCGTAAGAAATGGAAGAAGAGTTTGTTTTACAAGGTAATATAAAGTTCACGGAAAGTGGTGTAGTGAACTCACTTGGGCAGATCTGCACATACGAAGAGTTCACAGAGAAGATTCGAGACAATGAGGACATTCGAGACATATTCGAAGATGTCTCATATGCGTTCAAGATGACATATAACGATTATCATCGGATTTTCCCAGATAACAAGAGAAATCTTGAGCGAACGTTTAAAATTGTCCCCACTTGTGGGAAAACCAGACACTTCGACTTTTATAAGAAACATGGGTTCGAGATCTACGTGGATTAGAATTCATAAATGTTTACGGGTTAAGTAGAAAGCCCCCCCCCCCCCCCCCAACCCCGCCCGCCGCGCCCGTGGGCGTGGCGGTTCGGAGAGTAGAGAC